TGTAGTCACCATTTAGAATGTTATTATCAAGATTTGATAATATGGTTGTTTGTTGTTCTGCAGGCAATAAAAGAAAATCTTCATAACTTATTCCTTCTATTGTTCCTGTATTAAAAACTTTTGCTAAAAAACTATTAAAGGCTGTTGGGTTGCTTTTCAGCCTTTGTAATGTTGTTTCTGGATCTCCTTTTACTGTTCCTGGTTTAAGAAATACATCAGGTACACCTGTGTTAAGAGTATCTCTTGTAGGCAAGAAATACCCAGGAATTGTAGAATTTGTCCTAGGAAATGTTGAAGTTTGTTGCAGTTGTCTTGATGTAGTTTCTGCTTCAGGACGGATATTATTAGATACAATTGGCAATTGAAAACCAAACAAACTGTCTGTAATTTTATTCAAAATTGGAACAATAAAATTTTCGTTTGCTTTTACATCGGTAGTTTGTGGACTTAATGTATTATCGTATCCTGTTTCGGGGTCTGTAAATCCTGCAGGCTCACCAAATTCTCCAACAATACCGTTGTCATACAAAACACTTTCATATGCTACAGTAATAGTATTTTCGTTTAATCCAGATCCATCTGCTGATTCTACTCCACCGTGATCCCATGCACTTAATAACGGGTTAATCAATGTATAACTGAACCAATTTTGTAAACTAAGTTGATAAATTTTAATATTTGCAAAAAATGGATTTTTATAAAAATTGTTTAATCCGTAATTTGGCGTTCTTGCAGCATATTTGTCTCTAGGATCAAAACTACCGTCAGTAGTGGAAGTACTAGTTGATACAGAATGATTACCATCTTGAAAATAAAATCTGTAATATTCTTCTAACATTGCCCTAGTAGCACCTAAATTATCATCGTGTAGAACTATTCTTACATCCTGATAGTCTACCCTAGTTTGCATATTCTTTTTTCTGTTGTACTGTTGTTTATTTTCTATGCTTGATCTAAAACCTGGCAAATCTGCACTTTTAACTAACACACCGATTTGTTTGTTAAACAATCTTGTGTTAGAAGAAAAAGATACTTCGTCTGTAGGTTCAAAAACAACATGATATAAAAATTTTGTTTTGGGAGAGAACAAATGCCCATACTGGGTGAATAAATTATGGGCATGCCTAGCATCACGCAAATGCGTGTTAATATCTCTTGATTTTATTAAACTTGACCACCAACTCATAGTAATATTTATCCATTCTAAAAAACACGTAGATAATAAAAAAGCAGAGACCGTATAGACCTCTGCTTTTTATAAGATAGCCAATTACGTAGACTAGTTAGCCAGTAACTTGTGTGCCGCCAATAGCATCTTGGGCAGCTCTTGTAACAGCTTCGCCAACACCGCTAAACTGTTCTTCGCTACCAAATTGTATTGCATTATCATAACGTATTGATAAAGTAGTTGTTACTGCATCACTTGTTGCATATGCTAGTGTGTTGTAATTTGCTGAATCAATGTAGCAACCTACTAGTTGGAATCTATCAATAATTGACGAACCATTAGCACCATTGCCACCGTCTAAAATTTCAATCTTAGTAATAAATTTATATGTACCACCGGACACAGCACTAGATTGTTCAAAGAAATCAAACTGTCGTTGAAGCTGTTGACCGATAATTTTTTGCACATTGTTGTTTGCATCTTCACGCAGTGTTAATGTGATTGGTTCCCATGTGTGCTTACCTGCAAGATAAGATCTGCTGTTGTAAGCGTCGATTGTCATTTGATCAAAAGAGATATTAGGACGAGTAACGTCTACTACTTGTCTAGTGATCTCTCTAATTCCATCCGGACCTCCAGTTGTTCCAAAGTTTTCAAATAAAACTCTAAAACGATATTGTAGTTTAGGCATTAACAATGAACTGTTGCTGCCGCCTCCATCTTCTGTGGGGATCGAAATATTTGTTAAGGTTGTAATTGGCATTCTTTTCTCCTGTTACAGTAGTATTTATGCATATTAGGGTGGGGTTAATGCCCCACCCATAAAGTACGCATATTATCCTAGAGCTGCAATTTCTCCTGTATTCTTAAGTCTTAATGGAATGTAAATAAATTCAATTGCTTTAACTGGTTCAATTGCAATATCTAGATACAATTCATTTCTATCAATTCTAGCAGGAGTATTGTTTGATTCGTCACAAACAACTAGGAAGTCATATAGTGCTCTCAAACCTACAAGTTCAATTAACAATTGATCAGCTGCTGATTTGATTTGGTCACGTGTGATTTTGTCATTTGGTTCAAACAAGTATGGTCTTGCTAGTAACTCCAACTGCCCACGTAGGTAGACAACTAACCGTGCTACGTTTACACGATCCAATGCACTTGCATTTCTTGCACGAGTCTTTTGACCAAATACAACTAGCCCAGCGCCGCTTATAAATGTAATTGGGTTAATACTATTGCTATACAAAGTATCACGTTGTCCTGTGTTAAGAGCAATTCCTACAAATTCGCCTTCGTTGTTTACGTAACCTGAACTTGTAGCATTTGTAACTCCGCCGCGTCTAGTACCTGCAGGTGCAAACCAGGGGAATGCCACTTGATCGTTTAATACTAGAGTTCTTAGTGCCATATGACTCGGAGGTACAGCAACGTTATTACCGAAATTATCACTTGAGAAGCCCCATGGATAATACATACCTAAGTATTCGTCTCTGCTTACTGCACCTATGTCATTGTCTTCAAGTGCTCCTCTAATGTTATTTGCCCACTCGTTTAGTGAAGTTGCATCAGGTGTTAATCTTGCTGGTGTATCACCTACAACAAACGCCGTTAATCTGCGATCGTAGTTTAGTGTAATCATTTCACCTATTAACTCTGGATAACCTGGAGTAGCAATTAAGTTGAACTGACGTGATTCTTCATCACGAATGTCTTGATTGCTGTTTACAAGTGCCTGCAAGGATTGTACAACTGATTTACGCTGTGCAAAACGTCCGAATGTACCAGACCCGTCTGGGTTGTTACCCGAGTCAGTAACCCATCTATGTGGATAATAATCTGCCATTGGCTCGTCAATTACATCAGCCGGATCAGCACTGTTAGGATCGTCTACTTCATAACGGATATTTGATGTATCCACATCAATATAGTTACGCTCAAAACGCTTAACATTAAATCCACTTCTGCGTGAATTCCATAGTAACATACCTTTTGGATATAGTGCTGGATCTGGAGCATCTGGATCTAGATAGTCATTTACTAATAGTTCGTCGATATCTGCTGCTTCGTATGGTCCAGACGTTGCACCGCCAGATGTACTCCAACGTGCATCAGCAAACAAAATGCCATTTTCTGTTGTTTGATCAGTTTTGTCAACTAAAACAAACTCTTCAGTAGTACCGTTATAACGGTAAACTAATGGAAAATTTTCTAAATCAGCAGTGCTGACCCAAAGATCGCCATCTACCAAAGGAGATGTATCTGATTGTTCTGTTGGTCTAGATGCAGAAACTATTGGTCCTGTTGGATTGGTATCTGCATAGTCATTGTTGTAATTTTGATATCCTACCCATGTAGTTCCGTTATGAATCATAATATCTACATCATCAACTGTTGAATTATACCAACGCTGGCCTGATGTTGTCAACGCTAGAGGTTCAGTGTTAGATGCAGTGTATTCTAATGGCTTCCAGTTTGATGCAATCCAGCCATCTACCGATACTGACCATCCGTCGCTGTCGGTATCTGGCGCTCTATAAAGATTAGGTGTAGCTGTAGCAGAGTTGCTACTATCGCCTAGTAAACCAATGTAGCCCATTGCTGTTAAAAGTCCATCTGTATCTTTTATGCGCATATCGCCACCGGTTTTGTGTTCAATTACAACTTTGTTAGCTGCATTTACATAAGCAACTACATTTGTAAAATTAGCAGCGTTGATAGCACCTGCAATAGTGTCTGCATCTGCTGATGTGCCGCCTGCTATTGTAACACTTACTGTTTTATTTGATAATGTAGAACTATTTACTGTTGTTTCTGCAATATCAAATGTGTATGTTCCTGTAGTAAGCTGTGATTCAATCTTTGCCGAAGCAATAG